AAAAAGGCCAACCGTGAGTTGCTTCGCCCAGGCAGGAGCGGCAATGAATGACTTAATCAGCGACGTTATACCCTGAATCGCAGGCGTCAGCGTAGGCAGCAGATCATCACCTATCACTTTCGTGAGGTCTTTCATCGCCTTGTTAAACTCCATCAGCGCCGTGGGTGGCGGGATGGATTTCTGAGCGAGCTTATCCATCGCCTTGAGCATGATGTCAGTCGTTATCAGCCCCTCGGCGCCCATCTTCTTGATGTCGCCAACTGTTACCTTTGACCTGAGTAGAATGTCAACAATGGCCTTCTTGTTCGCCTCTTTCTGTATCTCCAGCTCCTTGTTCATTGCAGACTGCAAGTCTTCCTGCCGGCGCCGCAGGGATTCGCGCACCTGATCCTCCTCGGCCCGCTGTTGGTCCTGCAGGGCATTCGCCTTTTTCGTCCGTTCCGCTTCCCTGGCCCGCCTGGATTGGTTGGCCTGATCCTCGTAGCCGCGAGAGAGTTTCTTCAGCTCCTCACTCTGGCGCTCCTGAATACCATCAAGAATTGCATCCCTTTCGTCCGATATTCTTTTCTCTACCGCTTCTCTTTGTGCATCGCTTAAGCTGGTGTCTCCAGATACCTCCTTGAGTCGCAACTTGACGCGCTCTTCTATTCCATCGCGCTCAATCTTATATCGCTCGTCTATAGCTTTCTTTTCGGCATCCAACCTGTCCTGCGTTGCCCTGTCGCGCTTGGTGTCGCCATCCTCCTCCGCTTGATTCATCGCGGTGCGCAGTTCGTCGTAACGCCTGGCGATCAGCCGGAGCTGGTCGTCCGTGTCTCGCTGCATCGCCCGCTGCCGGTCCCTGATCCCCTCCTGCAGTTCCTCGGTCTGCCGCTTCTCCCCGTCGCGCACCTCAGCCACCAGTTGCTCCGCCCGCTGCCGGGTGATCTGCTGAAGGCCACGGCTGCGGCTGATGTCGTTGAAAACCTCGACAATCGCCTGGCCGATCCCAGGCATCCGCTCCATGAGTGACCGCAGCTCATCGCCCTGGAGCCGCCCGCTCCCCATGGCCTGGCCCAGCTGGCGGAACGCCTCTTTGGCATCGAACGCACCTAGGCCCGACAGCCGGGCAGCTTTTGACACGCCAATGAAGGTCGTCTCGATCTGATCCAAGCTGACCCCCATCGGCCTGAGGCGGCCGTAGAGGTCCGTGACGGCCTGGCCGGCGTCGTTCTGGCCGAGGGTAAACTGCTCCGCCGCCCGCGCCGTGAACGCCTGCAGCCGCGCCACCTCGCCGAGCGGCTCCGCCAGTGCCTTGACGCGCAGAGCCAGCAGCTGGGAATCCTCGCCAGCCGTCAGCGCCTGCCGTCCGTAGGCGGTGAGGCCCGCGACGACGGCGCCCAGGCCGATGGCGGCAAGGGCGCCTTGCAGGTCGTTGCCCGCTCGGGCCATGCGCTTCATGCCACCGGCTGAGTTGTCCGCGCTGACGCCAAGGCGCTTCAGCAGGGCATCAGCTTCCCTCAGGTCCTGCTGGCCGGTGACCCGGGCCTGGACCTTCAGCAGGGCATCGAGATCGTTCGCCATTAGGCGGGCCTCCGTCGTGAGCGCTGGAGCTTCATCAGGCCGAGCACCTCAGCGGCGATCACCTGGACATCTGCCGCCACCCGCCAAGGACGGACGGTGGGGTCCTCCTCCTTGAGTGCGCGGGCGTATTCGAGCGCCGCACGGGCATCATGCGCCACGGGCTCCCCCTCCATGCCGGCGCGATGCCACTGATTGCCGCACTGCAGCCAGACAAGCACAGCCGGCAGGTTCTCAGGCAGGATCAGCAGCTCGCCCCGTGCGTTACGGCAGAGGCTGGCCGGGCCCCGCCAGGGAGGACGTGGTGGGCCGCCGTCGGGCCCCCGGGTCAGTTGATCGAGCACCTCGAACTGGCGCCGCAGGGATTCGGCGGTTTCGTCGCCGCCCAGCTCCTGCGCCATGTTGAGCTGCTCCGCCCTCATGTCCGCGCGGTCTTCCTCGGCTGGGGCGGGGCCGCGAAACCATTCGTGCGCGAACTCTCGGAGTTTCCCGATTTCGCCTGGAACCTCTGTTTCTGGTAGGCCATCATGATCTGGAACGACACGCCAGGGCGCTTCAGGAAGGCGGTTCGATACTCCTCAGTGCACTCCACCGGCTCGCCATAACTGCGCATCTGAAGATGTGGTTGATCAACGGGATTTACCCACCCGATAAACAATTCGTCAGCGATCTCGTAGATAGCGGCAGTAATTTTCCTTGAACTGCCGCCATCCGTCTGAAGTTCTTCAATGCGGGCCATTACATTTTCAATCTCTTCATCCGACCCAAACGCCTTGAATTCCGCCAGGATATGAAACCGTGCGCCTTCAGTTTCCCCGCTGACTTCACAGTGGAAGCTTTTGGGCTTTTCAAAAAGATTGAATTCCATGGTGGGATCAGGAGCAGATCAGGGTGGAGTAATTGCGCACGTTGAAATCGTGCATAATGTTGAGGGCGTGAGTCTGGTAGGTCTCGTTATTCACGGCCTCCCTGGTGCCCGGCGCCAGTGTGCAGCGGGGGATCACCCGTGAGATCCGGGAACCAATCGGGCCGTGAACGATCCGCAGCCGCTGCTCGGTCTCATCTCCAGCAATGCTGAAGTTGTTGTAATCCGACAAACCAGTGTCTCTGATTGTCACGCTGGCAGTGGGCAGGCCGGTGACGATCATCACCTCACGGGAACCGCCACCGTTGTTCCTAAGCTGCAGCTCGTTGTTTAAGCTGAAGGTCCAGCTAGAGATCTCGCGGGCGATCGGAGAGGCTTGTGTGCCCAACTCAAAGGTTGGCGTGTTGACAGCATCCACGGCTCGAACCAAGCCGGTGTTGGCGTAGGTGGGCGAGAGGATCGCCTCGGTGACGGGCGTGTTCTCCAGGCCCTGGAAAGTCCACCTCGCGGTGGGCAGCCCAGTCCAGTTCTCCTCGCATGTTCCCCTGGCGTTATTAAAGAAGAATTTCTCACCGCCGATATAGACGATTAGGTGACAGAATCCCATGGGAGAATTCTGCGAGACCATCGAATAGGTGTTGGACACTCCTGCAACGGTGGTCACGGTCTGTCCACAGGCTTGCTGGAGGACTCCCCAGGCTGGAGCAGTGCCCGCCACGCCACTCCCCACCAGATAGGTGGAAAACGAGAGGGAGGCTCGTTTGTTGTGAACGTGCGGCTTCGTGACCCGACCGCCCTCGGAGTCGGCTTGCTCCCGCTCGGCGGAGTCGGCTTCGAGGGGGTTGATCTCCACGTTGAACACGTTCAACGCATGACTGCCCAGCCATGTTCCTGGCGCCTCCCCATAGGTGGCTCCCGCCTGCGCGAACAGCAGTACGGCATCAGCCTTGGCCATCGGTGATCTCCTCGGTGGTGATGGTGTCCGCTGGGCCCAGCAGCGCTATGGGTTCGGGCTGGGGAGAGGCGGGCACGAACTCGCCCGCCTCAGGGCTCCAGATCCACCCGCCAAGGATCCACGTCGTGGGCAGCGGATGGTCTTCTGGCGGGGTCTCCATTCGTGGGCTCTTCACGGGAGGGTCATGTCGGCGGGACAAAGGTCAGGTCCAGTTGACGGGTTCTCTGTGTTACAAGATAAACCAGATCGAGCCTTCCCGCATCGCCCTCGGGCTCGGGCTGGTGCTCCAAAAACTCCACGGCCTGAACGCCAGGCAGATCACGAGCGCCGCCGTGCATGATGTTGTTGACTGTGATCCAGTGGGGGTCTGAGATCTCATCCAGGCTTTCCCCGCCCGCCACAAGATCGAAGAACAGCGAGACCCTGAGCTGCGTCTTCAGAGCCATGGTCTGCTGATTGTCCGCCTCAGCCCTGGCGACGTCTCCCCGGATGATCACCACGGGTTTCGGCTCGTTTTCTCCGACAGGCCCTGGGCGGTTGGTGTAGCAGGCCTGGATGCCCGGCGCCGCTTCAATCAGCGCCCTGAGGCCCTCCTTGAACTGCAGGTGAATCGTGCTCATCGCTGCCCCCTGCGGTCCTGCCAGGCCAGCCCCAGCAGGGTGGAGGCCACACCCAGCCAGCTCTCACGGGCGGTTGACGCGGCTCCGGAGCACGCCAGGCCACCAGCGTGTGCGGTGCACTGCAGCCAGTGAACGGTGGGGATCGTGGCGCCCGCGAACAGAGCGACGCCCGCCAGGAGGAGGATGGTGGGTAGGTGGTTGCTCACTGAATACCTGCCTTTCTTTCAAGTCGATTAAGGCGCCAGCCAGTGTTCCTGAGCAACTCTTCCTGCACTTTTGACTGTATAAGCAATCTCGTTATCTCTTCTTTGTAGTTATCCGCCCTGGCCTCTCCAGCGCTTACGCGGTTCTCAACCAATGGCAGCCTCATCTCAAGCCGCTCAATGGCATCACCCATTGAATCCCACTTCACCAGGATTGCTATAAGCATCGCCGCCGAGGCGGTCTGCAGGATTGCAACGAAAAATCTGATGCCAGTCGTTACGCGAGGGTCGTTGCTCCACTTCTCAACACTGGAGACCCTGTGCTGGGGCTCACTGGATTCTCCCGCGTCCATGTCAGGCGGTTCCTGCTCTGTTGGCTTCATGATAGCGGGGCTTGGTGTGTCGTTCATGGGATGTCGGCGGCTAGATCGGCAAGGAGCGTTGCGACCCTGGCATTCATCAGGGCCAGATCAACCGCCTTGCCGGATCCATAGGCGGAGATTCCCGCGTCGGTACCTTGGTTGGAAGATCCCGATACGTTCCTGCTGAACAGGTAGTAACTGAGGCTAATAGGGGCGGCAGACGTGCTCGAAAAAGTATAATTCACCCCCCCGTGTCTTATGATTATCTGACTGGATGAATTTCTCGCAACCCCAACGAAACCCGTTGGCTGTGCTGATCCACTTGGACCCGAATAAGCGGTCGATGAGTTGACCGCAGCATTGATCAATCCGTTATTGTCCATCACTCGCGTGGCTTGCCCGGTGCCGTCCTGACATCCCGCGTATTTTGTGTTGTTGGTGGTCGCTGCTCTGTTTATATTTAACCACAGCGAAGCGTTGTTTTGCCCGTCTGCTGATGGGCCACGGTTTGTATTGACATACTTCGCACCGTTACCCTTGACATCAACTTTTCTGGAATAATCTCCAGCCAAGAAGCCCACGTTTGTAACCGCCGGGCCTTTCGGTGTGATGAACGCACCAGGCAACGTTCTGGGCCCTCTGAGGATCAGGAGCTGCTCGGTCGCCGCCCAGTTGCTGACGCCGGGATTCAGGCTGGGGTCGGCCTTGCAGCCGATCACGAACGAGTTATAGACATCTCTGACAGCATCTTCCAGTGCCGCACCGTCTGCCGCTTCGATGAGCGCAATCCATGCGGCAGCGTCTGCGTCATAGGCAGATCGAAACCTGATAGAATTTATGTAGACAATATCGCTCATTGTGGCGGTTGAAGTTGGTAAATCTCATTAAGTCGATATTGCGTCATCATTTGCTCAAGCTCATTGTAACCCTCTTCAGCAAGCGTAATTTCACTCAATAGTTTCCAGATCGCAGCCTGCAACGCTGGAGGATTTTCTTTGATATTTTTTGTTTCTTGTATTGCGCCCAAAAAGACGGTCATTGCCGCCGCTTGGTCTCCTGTTTTTCCTTCAGTTTGCACGACGGCTTGATACACAGAGCTGGCGATCAGTGCATCATAGAAGCCTTGATAGTCCGGGCCTGGTGGAGGGTTATCAATTACATCCCAGCCATAGGCAATAATCCTTAAACCATAGTCTTTCGTTTTTGATGGAATAGCGGTTTGATTTTCCTCAAGATTTGGATATGGATCTTGAATAACCGTTAGCACAACCCACGGCGGATCCTGCAGTCCAACCACATCGCTACCGTCTTGCCGTGGGTAAGGCCTTTCTTCGTTGGTTTCTGTGTTTGCTAAAATGTAGTTCATTACGAAGACCTCCTGATGGTTAGAGTTAATTTCGCTAGTCTAGCGCCGCCGCTAGCTTGATCAATATCAAACCTAAAAACATCGCCAGCGCTAAATGTGGTTGTAGACAAAACTGGAGTGTTGCTGGCAGTGGTTCCGCCCACGTTAATTTGTGGTTTTGTGCTGAAAATACTAGAACTATTTAGCCTTGTGTTGACAATAAACGCGGCGCCTGATACGGCTGTCTCGCAGTCAAGCGCGGCGCCTATGATCGTTCCGCCTACTGTGGGAATCCACCGATCAACCGTTTGAGCTGCTACCGGATCCGATGATCCGCCTGATAGTGCGACGACCACGAGCGTAGTGTCCCGCTGGTGGGCATGATCAATCGGCGCGGCGAATGAGCTAGATCCGGCCGATGCCGTGGCTGCAAGCGCCGCTGGCGCCGCGGATCCCAGCGCCAGAAGTGTTGGCCTACCCGACAGATCCGCGTATGCGCCCGATGTGGCCACATCGGCCAGCACCGGCCAGGGCAGGACGTGAACACTGCCGGTTGTGGCGTGCACCCGACCGACCGTCGCCACCTGCTGGGCGTTGGCGGCGGGCCGGGTGGCGGTCAGCACGCCCCCGCCAGAAGGAACGAACAGCGGCGCCCCGGGTGTCATGCCGGCGGTGTTCAGCCCAGTAACCTCGCCGAGCAAGATTGCATGGCCCTCGGCGTTGTTCGCCAGGGCTTCCGACAGCACGAACAGCGCCGGCATCGTCCCGGCCGAGGATGCGCTCGCGGCCACCACCTCCAGCGTGGTGGTGGCGCCCACGGTGCCCGTGATGCGCAGGGGCGTGCCGGCTGCCAGTGCGCCACCGCTGAGGTTTTTGACGTGGGCATAGAGCCCGCCCGCCAGGTTGCCGTGGATGTGCGGCAAGATGGCCAGCCCGGTCAGGGTGAGGCCCGCGAGGGTGGCCGTGTCGCTAGACCCCAGGCCGATGTAGTCGCGCGCGGTGGCCTGATCCACCAGCGCGAGGAACGCCCGGCCGAACGCGGTCTGACTGGCCACGGCGGCCAGGTTCGTGAGATTCGTGCTGAGCGGCTGGTAGGTCTGCGCCGCTGCTGAGGCAGTGAGGTAGCCCTGCAGGGCGTTGGAGAGCTCCTGCGCCGTGGTGTAGCCGGGGTGGGGGTCCTCGGCCTGGCTGTGCGCCAGGATCGCAGCAGCCACCCCCGCGAGACCCGCCAGCGCCTGCGCTGTGACCCGTCGGCAGTCCACACGCTGGGCGGTGCCGGTACCGGTGCCCACCGCCTCGCACGAGAACACGGTGCCCACCGCGGCACCTGCTCCCGCGCCCACGGTCTGCCAGTTGGTGTTCCCGAGGCTCACGATGCGGTAGCCCTGGCCCACCGTCAGCGCAGTGGCCAACACCGGTGAGCCGATGTCCTGATCGAGGGGCAACAGCTCACCCCCGGTCAGGGTGCCCGCTGCGGACTGGGAGGAGATCGAGCCGGGTTGAACTGCCATCAGATCGCGATCAGGGGGATGCCGGCTGGGGTGGTCAGCTGCTGGCCTGCTGGGGTGGTCAGGAACAGGGTGATGACGGGCTCAGGGGTGACTGCGATGGGATCACTGAGGAGAACCTCGCACCATGTCCCGTCGTCGAAAGGTTGCGCCTGGATCTCAACTCGAAACGTCTGGCCCTGGGCCGTGAGCACGTCGCCATAGGCAAAACTGCTGGCGTCCGACGTCAGGGCCGTCAGAAACCAGCGAATGGTGACCATCTCGTCATCGAGCACCATGCGGCTCCTGCGGAGCAGGAAGCCGGTGCCCGTGACGCCGTTACATGTGAACTCAATGCCCCCCAGGTGCCGCTGAGCCACCTGATCAGCCGCTGCCGATAGGGTGGCCCAGCCCATCAGCCGGGAACCCCGCTGAGTCGCACCTCGCAGGTGGTGGCTGCATCGGTGCAGGTCTTGGAGAAGATGCCCGACAGGGTATGCCCAGTGGAGACGGCGGTGAATTTTTTCGCGGTGTTGTCCCAGTAGGCCTTGGCACCTTGGGCGCCTCCGGTGCCGGTGCCGGTGCTCTTGGGAAAAGTGTAGGTGCCGTCAAGCATGAATGTGCCGACGGCACCGGAAGCCAGATCGACAACCGAGGCCGCCACAATGGCGCCGATCAGCGCCGCTCCACCCGATGCGACTGCATAGGGTGCGGTAAGCGGCAGGGAGCAATCTCCCGGATAAACTGCATTTTTCATGGCAAGTCAGCTCAGGGTGAATAGGTGGATCAGGTTCCGCTGGAGCGGAAGAAGGCGCGATGGTCGCGGATTGCCGCGCCAAAGTCAATCCGGGCCATGAACTTGATCCCGTCAGGATCGCGCAGCGTTTCGCTGGTCAGATTGGGGCCTGGCTCGTCCTCCAGATAGCCGTACACGATTCCGGCAATCCGCTCCTTCGGTGCAACCAGATACCACTGAGTGGCGGAACCATCGAGACGGCTCTCGACGATGGGCTGCATTTTCCCGACATAGGGATGCACACCATTTGCACCAGTCAGCGCGGAAGGCGCGTAACCGTTTGGATAGAGGAATTGAAGGATTTCGTCCTCAAGATCCGACGGACCCATCAGGAAGCCGGGTTCAAGGTTGATCGCCGTTCCCGCTTTATCCGTCTGCTTGCGCATGGCTTTTCTGCCAGCGGAGATGGAAGGAATAGAAATGGCACCCGTTCCCGTGTTGTTGTGCGAGGCGTCAAACAACGGCAGACCATCTTCAGCGCTGTTTGCGTTTGAAGTGATCAGTTCG